TTCCAAACGGAATAGAAGATTCACTGGAACCGTCCAGGCCACCTGCAAGTCTTTCGTATCCAAAATCATTAGATTCATTGTCTAATGATTGAATATCATCTACTACAATCCAGTCTGATCTGTTTTCAATAACGGTTGCATAATAGTTATTACTTCCATCTTGCAGTTTTGCCGATGGTGTTCTGGAAACATTCTCATATACTTCAAGCACTGTATCTGAAACGCCCGTAATAGCACCACCTCTATCTGTTACAACTATGTGCATATTACCAGCGGTTGGTGCACCGCTGAATAGGTATGAAAGACCCCAGAAACGAGTATATGTTAGCTCTTTATATGAAGTTTCTGATAGTGAATACTTATTTTTAAAATTAATTGTATAAGTGTATACGTTAAAATCATCGGCAGTGTTAGCAGTATCATTATCATCTACTGTTGTAACCTTAACATAATTATCAACTATTAAATTTTGATAACCGATATCGTCATTTCCTACTCTAATGATATCGCCATTAGCTAGAGAACTTTCGAAGTTATCAGTTGTTTCAATTACAAATTGATTTGTACCAATCGCTATTATATCATTGTTACCTGTGTTTAGGATAAGATTTTCATTTGTCAATGCTTCGCTATACGCGTTTGAGCTTGTAACATATGAAACTTCAACTGAATTTCCAAGTGCGCCTGGATATTTTGCATTGAAATATGTACCACCTGCGGTATTTGCAGAAGTGCTTGTAACACGAGTTACATAAAGCGCATTTGAGTATGAAAGAAAGTCAGCAGCAGTAAAGAATGTTTCATAATTATCGTCAGTTGGTTTTCCGAAACGAGAAACTAGCTCGTTTTCAGAAGTAACTAAAATTCTTTCGTTGACTGGACCCCAGCGGAAAACACCAGCGATTGCAGCAGGAGGAGTTGCGATCGCTGGAATTGTTGCTGTAGCATCAACCTCACGAATTGTTACGGATGGGCTTACAGAAAAAACCATATTTTTCTCCTTTGTTATAAAATAAGATTGTTCTTAATTCAAATCTCAATCCTATTTATAATCTTTGATGTTTTGATTACCAGTTGTTAGGATTGATATAAACCGGTTGATCGATTTCATCTCTACCATCATCATAAAAACCAAAAGGAAGTAGAAAATCATCTATTTCTTCTTCTGTTCTTTCTCTCAGTTTTGCAAGTGTATTTATGTCTGTCATATCTTTAAAGAATGTCTGATCAGTCAACCAAGCAAAAAGTACCAATGTCATAACCATGTCATCGTGTGCTCCAGATTCTGCCTCATACGAAGGTCCTCTGCGGGCAAATCTTGCTAATTCTTGTATCGTTTCAAAGTCATTGATCATTAATTGATTTTGTTCTACTAACAATTTTAATATAGAACAACCAATTGATTTTACAGTTTTTGTTGTTCTGATACCTCGGTCAACATTTTTACCAAAGCCACCAGAAATTCGCTTTCCTGATCTTCCAGCGGTTTCAGTAAATAGCATATTTTCGTATCCATAGTCAAAGTAAAGAACATCAGCGACTTGTCCGCCGATGTCATTGATTTCTATCAATACAGAAGCTTCATTATATAATTTTGCTATTCTGTAAATAATACTGGCGTAATCTACAGGGCCAATGTAGTTGTCTCTAAAGGCACATACTTGCTCATATGGCATTGTAGTAATGTCAAGAACAGAGAACGTTGAATAATCAAGACCCTTGCCTCTTGATACGTCAATTACCATCGCGTATGCATGACCTTTTACAGCAGTCTTATATTGACGAATACCTTCACCTTCGTGTATCGGAGTAGAGAATGAAAGTTCTTTTAATTTACTTCCCGAGATAAGAGTACTAGAACTACCAATAAATGACCCACAAAATTCTTGTTGGAATTGCTCCATATTCCAGCTGATTGACGCAAGTGTATCTTCTTTCCAAGCTTCATCTCGACCTGGTACTTTATCCCACGTGACTTCGATGTAAATATAACCATTCTTTCCACGACCTTTTTCATCAACTTCTTCTTGTGCTTCTTTACATATTTTCCAGAAGTGATTCAATGAGTTAGGAGTCGATGTTAGTAGAATTTTTGTCTCTTTACCAGACGAAATTGTAGGGTAAACAGATGCAAAGAATTCTTCCCAATTGTTCAAGAACGCGGTTTCGTCGATGTATAGGAATGCGATAGATTTACCACGAATAGAACTCGATGATGAAGCAGCTGCAATAACTTTACAACCATTTTCAAGCTCCATAGAACCCTTGTTCCACGTGACAACACCCTGTTGTAACCAACCTGGCAATGCTTCGAAAGCCATCTGAATGCGGTTAAGAATTTCAAGTGCTGATGCTGCCTTGTTTGCAAGAAGAGCAACAGTCTTGTATTCATTAAATAGAATGTAATGTAAAATAACAGCCATAGCGGTAGTTGTTTTACCTGCCTGTCTCGACGTATTAGCTACAACTCGTCTATTATCTGTAATTGCGTTAATAATATCTTTTTGGTAATCATATAATTGAATAGGAATGAAACCATGATCAACGTGAACAATTTTAATATATCGTTCAGCAAAATAGATCGGATCTTCTGCGCATTTCATATACTCCTTAAGCATCTCTGGAGTCCATTCAATTGGAGTACCAGATCTTTTAAGTAGTGGATTACCTAAGTAGCCTGTTTCTAACATTATTCACCTTTAAGCATTTTTAATAGATCACTCGTGCTGAGTATCAAATTATTGTTTACGACATTTGTCTGAGCAGCTTCTTTTGGTGCATTGACTTCATCCACTGCATACTTTTTCTTCATGGACATTTCAACAAAGTCTTTATTTGCATCGAGAAGTGTTTTCATTAATGTTGAAGCAACTTCAAATGCTCTCGGAGATTCCGACTGTTTGGCAAGAGACATCATTTCTTTCAGAGCATCATCACCTTGCTCAATGATATTTTTAATATTACCTCTAGCCTGTTCTATATCACGAATTGTTTCACTATCTTCAACTACCGCAGGGACGATATCTGCAGGTTCCTGAATCGCAATTTCAGTTGAAGTTTCTTCATGTTTATCTAAAGCCTCGGATAATGGTTTTAATCCGAGAGCACTAGCAATTTTATCATCACCCATTACGGTTCCTCTATTTCATCTCTAAATATAGTTATAAGTCCCCAATCATCATCTACATTGATAAGTTCGTAATCAACAGTTTCATCAACTGATGTAGTTGGTTGACCATTCGCAGTCAAGCCCGGTTGTATTGTAAACTGCATTTCTGGTTCAGCATCAGCAGTCACTTTAGTATGTGTTCTAACATCAATAAATTTAATGACACTTGATTCTCTTTGAGGTCCAAAATACCAAGCCTTCATAGTAAATGTCAAAGTCCATAAGAGACTTCTTCTTGTTTCAAAATCCGTTTCGTAAAGATCGTCCATGCTTACCGAATTTAAAACTATTGGAATATCTATTGGATCAATATTATCTATAAGTTTGACTGTGTAAGTCCATTCTGGTTTAAAAAATGGAATAATTTGTTCTAGTATTTGTGTACCATCTTCTGCGTATTTAGTCATAATACTGAGAGTAAAGTTTAAATTATAAGGAACACCGACATACTGGAATGACTTTTTATCATCACTGTGAGATTGACCTGAAATTCGTCTCGTTGAATTAATTTTTCTCGAACCGTCATATTCCATATTTGTTATTTCAAATGCCATTCTTGGAAGTGTAATGGCAGTTTTTCGGTTAATTTCTGGATCCTGATTCACACGAGCAAGGAACTTTTGATATGGACCATATGAAATAGGCACAATCATTCGTTGAACAGAATCTCCAGTATTTGGATCATCACGAATAATAGAAATTTTATTAAATGTGGTTCCAAATAGCGCAATATATTTTTTAGTAGTTGCGTTATAGAAGTAATTTACAAATGACATTTATGATTCCAATCTTACCAAGTATCATTGCTCCAAGCAACCCGCTTCCAAATATCATTAGTACCGTTTCCATAATCAGTGATGCAATAATAAAAATGAGTCGATGTAAATGCAATATCACCTTCTCTATCACCTGCAGAACCTAAACTAGATATCGGGAAATTGACAACTCTACCTCCAGTCCATGCTGTTTTTTGTACGGTATCATCTGCAAACTTAACACCTTCAATGATTTCATTCTCATTAATTTCATATCGACTGTAACTAAATCCGCCACCACTATTATTTGCAGTCCAACTTAACCAATGGATTGCATAATATTTTCCATAATCTGGTATATGCATTATTGCTTTTGAACCAGGTACTAAATTATCAAAATCACCTCCATATGCTTGATAAAATGGTATAAATGATCTTGTTTGAATATTACTTAAATCATCCCAACCTTCCAAATTCCACAAAATTCCATCTGGGCTAAGATTTTCATCGAAACTTTCTTCTCTATATGGATTGTAGATACCGCCATCATCACCTCTTGTAATACCAACACCGCCATATTCACCTTCGAGTACAAAAGTATCTATTGCAGAATTTCCTGTTGCATAATCTTCTTTTTCAAAAAAATTCTCGCCTTGTAATATAATAAATGCGGAATTTGTAAGTACTATATTCGTGAATGTAGTAAGTGGCGGATTAAGTAAATTTTGTGTATCAGTAAGATCAGAAATATCTGAAGGAATGAACGGTGTATTTGCTAGATCGTCATAGTTACCTGAAAATAATAAATTTGAAGTATCAGTAAGATCAGTAATATCACTTATTATGACAGTATTAGCATCAACATTATACAATTCAGTAAAATTCTGATTAATTTTTGTAAATGCCGTTCTTAAAGGATCGCCAGTGCGGTCATTGGCAGTTGTCCCTACATTTATGGTTTGTTTAGCCATTTGTTCCTCTTATATTGTGTCTGCAGTGATTACATTATCATCTGCGGTAACTTTAATTGAATCTGCAGTAGTTCCATAATTTGATGGTGGGAATATAGTTTCACTAAATGGATCCAACTCACTGAAGTCTATAATATCATTACCTTTTTCTTCATAGAATATATTTTTAGCTATTGGGTCTGCAATAAACATATCTTCAAGGTTTTCAATATCATCAGTTTTGTGATCTGCATAATGTGTATCAATATCGTCGACACCTGTAGCAAATCGCTCGTTTGAATATTCAAATAATTCGCATTTGAGATCATATACTTGAAGAGCCCCAGTCTGATAGAATACCGATTCATGTTCTACAAACATGACCTTAAAGAACTTATTATTCATTGGCATGTAAATCAGATCACCTTCTTTTGGACGTAGTAAAGAAGGATCGTGACGTGTTGCAAAACGCTCAAAAGTTCTATATGCAACGGTAAATGTTGCTTGATCTCGAATTTCCAATCCAAATTTTGAAAGGAAGTCACCTTGGCCACTGAAACCATCGACAGACTTGACATACATGTCCATTTGATATACAGCATCAAACACTGTTAATCTATCTTCATTCATGATGTGATCAAACGCGCTAGAAGTTCTAGTCACATAAAATGTATCAACACCGAATATAGAGATACTTTCTATTACTAAATCATCAATAAGTTGTTGTTCATTGAAATAGTTATAGTTCTGGAAAAATACATTAGTTGCCATTCATTGAATCACACTTCTATGTTTGCAATTATCATTATGATATCTTTTTATTTGAGTAGCATAATTCTCAGCTTTACACACACAGCACGTCATGATGGTCTTATTCTGTGGTTTCCCTGTCAATGTAGTTTTTAATTTTTCTCTAGTTTCAATTGACACTGGTCTGCCTTTTAGTTTTTTAATTATTTTATTTTTTGTTTCTTGCGAAAATTGTCTTTCCTTAAGATATCCTATGAGATCTGAATTTCTTTTAACTCCAAGTTTTTTTAAGCGCATCTTTTCTTTAGTTTCATTGCTATGTTTTTTTCCTTTATTAGGAGATTTTCCTATAGCTGCAAGATCATACATAATTTGAGGTCTGATTTTTGATTCTAATTCATATTGCCATTTACACCAAATATGTGCATGTGTAATTTTATTATTTTTCATCATTCTAGTTAAAGCATATTTCATTTTTATAGAATGATTTTTAAATCTGCACATTTTTATCAGAAGCCAGTGAACTAAAAAATGTTCTCTGGGTAAAAGTCTTACAAGATTACATTTAGAATTTTTGCCTCCAAGAGATTTAGGTATTATGTGGTGTTTTTCAGTATATTCTGTTC